ACATCTCAATAGGATTAGTACCTGCAGGTGGTTTAATATCCTCTTTAGTGGCCCATAGAGCGTCCAGGATAGGCTGATATTCATTATTCTTAATGATGGGAGGAAATATTGATGTTTGATCTGCTATAAGCGCTCTCATCTCTTTCATTTCTGCTATCTTTTTTATATGTTTTGCATGTATCTGAACCACTTTACTGTCAGATAATTCTACATTAAAGAAATATTCTGGGTCAGGTTTATAATCTATTTTAATTAAACCAGATATTTGAGGCCAACTACTTTCTCTATGACTTCCAATACCAAACTTTCTGCGTAAACAATTTCCCTTTGCACAATAAGATGAAATAGGTAAGTCATGACAAGTATGTCCAGCTGTATCCTTATCCCAACTTTTTATCTTTTGATTTACTTTATCATCACCCCACGTGTCATCATACTTTATAAAATCTCTAGCTGCTTGTAATAATTTTTTCTTCCAATCATCTTTGTGTTTCTTTTTAACAAACACCATGTAGTTAAATAAAAATCTATCTCTTTCGTCACTTAGTTTGTTTCCTGATTCCTGGACCTGTTTACATATCATCTGTAAACATGGAGGACCATCTAATAAATCTTCTGGGCCACCAGTTAATATTTCTTTTATCTTTTTATTTGATACTTCTTTTAATGTTTCTTTTGTTTGTAAATTATCTTTTACTACGTTTATAAAATCTTCAAACTCTAGTTCTGTTCCGTCTGGTAATAATGCTTTACGCTCTGTCTTTTTAAAATAAGGTAAGTTAATAAATGATCCAGAAGTTCTAACATTATCTTGGTTCATTCCTAACTGTGTTTGTTTAGGAAATATTTCTGTCTTTGATGATAGTCCAAATAAAAATAATAAATTTTGTAAAAATTCTCTAATTAAAGTTGCAGGTACTTTTTCTGCTGTAAATACATAAATGTGAAGACCATTACTTTTTGATTTAATTGGTATGACAGGTAAGTCTTTATCTTGAATAACTTTTAAATAATGATGAATATCAAAACTAGAATAATCAGATGGATCAATATCGATTGCACCAAAGCTAGCCATACCATTATCATCACATGCTTGTATACCTATTGCACGTTTACCATCTAAATGATCTTGATAATCTTGGTCAGATATGTTTCTTTTAGACCAGCCATAATCTCCTGGATCAAATTTTAATTTGTTTGTTTGTGGATCATGATAACCATTGTTAACATTACAGAAACCAAAGTCTCTTTCTAACCCACTAAAATATTTTCTAAAATCTTTCATAATTAGACGGCGCCTCCAGTCTCCCTTCAGCGCCGTTGTTATAACACTTTATTATACTATGTCTTGCTTATTTTGACTAGCGTCGTATTTTGGTTTAGCTGCACCTTTAGAAACAGATTTCTGAAGTTGTGCTGCTATCTCATACATAGACGCATCATCTTTGTTAGCGATATCAAGATTTCTTACTCTTGATGGTTTGTAGACATGCCAGCTTTTACTTCCCGCTGTTCTTCCAAATGTGTTTAACTTATACACAGCTGAATAACTTGCAGGATTAAATGAACCTTGATCATCTGTGAATCTTAGATTCTTGATAAGGTTATTTAACTCCCTCGCTGGAGATAAATTAGAAGATCTCATTGGGACCACTGCAGGTTTTAACTCGCCATCTACCATTGCTAGTACATAGAAGTATGCAGTCTTCTCAACATAATTACCATTTGGTAATCTGTATCTTCCATTTTTTTCTTCCACAGCATCGGCTGGAATCTCTAAGTGAGTTCCTACTGGAGCTGAAGCACTATCGCCTCTCTCCTGCCATTCAGGATACCTAGTTTGTGCGTGAGCGATTATTACATCTAATCCCTCTTCACCACTTATAAGTTTACCAAACCCTGATGCATAAATCATACCAGGTTTAGCCCCTTCTACATGCTTGGCGTCTCTCTCATTACACTCAGGTGATAGCTGATGTAAGATTTTCAGAATCGGTGTTGACACGTCATCTGACTTAATCTCTTCAGCTCCTTTACCAGAATCTGCTCTGAGATTTATTGTTGCTAATGCACCTGCATTAGCCTTCTTTGCTACTTGACTTTCCATAGATTCTCCTTTGTTAGTCTATTAGTCTGTTGATTTAGATTTGTTAGTTATCTTAGTTTGATAACCAGCAAATGTACTGAAATACTCTGAAGGAATCTGACCACCACGTGTATGGAGATCCTCCAGAGCAACTCTAAGAGTTCCAGCATGAACAGAAACTTTTTGTTCCGGTTCATAACCTTGTCCTCTTGCAAGGGTAGCATATTGCGTCGCCTTGTGATCTTCGTCCTTTCCAAACCTTACTGTGATTTCATTTTTCACAATATTGCCTAGTCCGTTTTCTCGAAGCCATTGATATGCCTCTGCTCTTTTAGCTGCTAGAGCGTTGGCAAAAAACTTATTAGATATTTCTATTTCAGAACCATCTTTTAATTTCATAGTTTTAAGATTCATAGCATTCATCATATCTGGAATTACTACTTGAGAAAAATATTTTTCACTCTCCTCTAAATCTTTAATCCTATCTTTATAGTTCTGTATCTCTTGTTGGATGTCTTGAAGTTTTTTTATTTCGTCTGTTAGTTTTTGAGGTTCTGTTTGCGTCACCTGACTGGGCGCATCAGCTCTTAGATTGATCGTCATGTTACTCCTTAATAGTTTAATAGTTTAAATTTATATTTGCACTATCGTATATATAGGAGAATTTATATATGTCAATACTAGTTCTGAAAAATATTTAATTCAATTGGATAATAAGAAAATTGTCTTCTATCGTATTTTAATAATTTAAATTTACCATTTGTAAGATCAGAAGCTACTGCACATACAACACCAATTATGGCAGGATCGCCATAAAGTAATAAATAATCATCAACAGTAAAATCTTTTAATGAATTTTTTATTTCCATTACCATTGGACCTGGTGTGAATTGCATCTGTTTTAAACGAGGAAATAAGATCTTAATTTCGCCATACTTTAATGCAGGGGTAATATCAATCTTAGGTTGTCCTGTTTCTCTATCTGTAGGAATTTCCTGTACTAAATAAACTTTGCTCATTGACTTTTTTCTTTCTATACACTATATAACTTTTTAGAAAGAAAAGTAAACAACTATGACTAATGTATTAGACAGTAAAATTAATTGGTATAAATTTAAAACAGTTCCTTATAAACATCAACTTGATGCTTTAGAAAGGTCGTGGGATAAAGAATACTTTGCGTACTTTATGGAAATGGGTACAGGTAAATCTAAAGTATTATTAGATAATGCAGCTATGCTTTATAACCAAGGTAAAATAAATGGCTTACTTCTTATTGCACCAAAAGGTGTATATAAAAATTGGTATGAAGATCAAATACCGGCACACTTACCTGACTACATAAATAAAAAAGTAGTCTTATGGAAAAGTTCAGATAAAACTCATGAACAAACAAAAAAATTAAATACTTTATTTCAACCTGGTACAGACTTTCATATTTTAATTATGAATGTAGAAGCTTTTTCTTATGACTTTGGTAAAGAATTTGCTCGTAGATTTTTAAACTCACATAATGCAATGATGGCAATCGATGAATCTACTAGTATAAAAACACCTACTACTAATAGAACTAAAAATATTTTAAAACTAAGATCTCTTGCTAAGTATAGAAGAATACTTACAGGTTCTCCTGTAACTAATTCACCATTAGATTTATTTAGTCAGTGTCAGTTCCTTGGTTCTTGGCTCTTAAAGACAGATTCTTATTATGACTTTAGATCTAGATATGCAGAGATGAGAACAATTAATCTTGGTAGTCATAGCACTAACATTGTTGTTGGTTATAGAAATCTTGGAGAGTTATCTAAATTAATAGAACCCTTTTCAATGCGTGTGTTAAAAGATGATTGTTTAGACCTGCCAGAAAAAACATTTATGAAGCGTCAGATAACAATGACACCTCAACAAGAAAAAGTTTACAAAGCTATGAAGAAATATGCTATGGCACAATTAGAAGGAAAAGCATTAACTACTAATAATGTAATGGTTCAGTTAATGAGACTTCATCAAATTCTTTGTGGTCACTTCACTGCTGATGATGGCACTATACAAGATATACCTAATCATAGAGTAACAGAACTTATGGAAATTTTATCTGAAGTAGAAGGTAAGGTTGTTATTTGGTCTCATTATCAAAGAGATATTGAAACTATTTTAAAAGCTATTAGAAAAAAATATGATCGTGATGATATTGTTGTAGACTATTATGGTAAAACCACGATGGAAGATCGACAGAATAATATAAAGAAGTTTCAAGAAGATGACAACTGTAGATTTTTTGTAGGTACTACTCAAACCGGCGGCTATGGTATCACACTGACCGCTGCTAGTACAATGGTTTATTATTCTAATGGTTATGATCTTGAAAAAAGATTACAATCAGAAGCTCGTATTGATCGTATTGGACAAAAATATCCAATGACTTATATTGATATAGTAACAGAAGATACTATTGATATTAAAGTTGTAAAAGCTTTACGAAAAAAATTAAACATCGCTACAGATATTATGGGCGAAGATTTAAAAGCTTGGATTTAAAAAAAGAGACCTTTATCTAAAACTTTCTCTAGCAACAGAAGTGATACTGCCCCAACAGTACCCAATAACACCCAATAGATCTTGTCTATCTTACCACCCAAATCGTGTATACCATCGTGCATATGTTTAACATCTTTTTTTAATCCAGTAATATATCCATAGATAGAAAGTAAATGCTCTCTAGTTGTTTTCGGGTTTAGTTTATTTCCGTTTGGCATTATGTTGTAATTCCTCTTTGTCTTAATCTTATTAGTTTTTCTTCATCTGATAGTAATGCTTCTTCTAACGCAGTCAATCCTCCAGCGTTACCAGCGGCCATTTGCGTTTGACTTAAAATGTTTTGTGCTTGTGTAATTGTTTTATCGTTAGGCATTGCAGAAGTAACTGATGTCGGCAATGGTGGTGTTGGTGGTGCAGGTGGTATTAAAAATTCTAATGGATCAATATTAAAAGGTTGACCCAACTGCAGTTGTCTTAGCTCTCTTCTTATTTCATTTAATGCAGGTAAAGCTTCTCTAAACGGATTGTCTTCACCAAGATTATTTGCAATGTCTCTAAATTTTTTTGCAATCTCACCTGATGGAACATAAGGATCAAATCTACCTCTTCTTAAATTATTGTAATCTTCACTACTAATTTGTCTTTCATCAAATTGTCTTCTTAAATCATTATTTCCTACACCCAAAGTTTCTGCTGCGTTTAAGTCATTAAACATATTTTGTTGTACATCAAACTTAGCTTTGTTTGATTTTATATATCTTAAAATAATATCATTAGGATCAACTGGTCCACCTTTTAACAAACCAAAATAACCACCAGTAAATTCTCTTCTCGCATTCCTAATACCTCTTTGATAACCAGAAATTTTAAAGCCCATTGATTTTAACGGATCAACTTTAATAGGTCTAAGTCCCATGAAGCCTGCTATCTCAGGTCCAACATCTAAAGTTTCTCCACGTGCTGTTGGTGTTTCTGTTGCAGCTTGAGCAAGTCTTACAAATTGTTTGTATGATGGTGCTAATGCATTTCCTAAATGCAAAAATCTAATTGCAGCTTTATCACCAGCAGAAGTTTGATCTGTATATAATCTTCTACCATCTTTAGTTACTCCACCTCTAACAGTTAAATCCCCTGCAGCTTCTGTCCAAATAGATTCTGAAATAAATGGATTCATAATTTCAGCACCTGCTTCGTTAACTCCATTAACAAAACTAGCTAGTATTTGTTGATCATTCATTTGACCATCTTGAATATTATTTAAAACAGTTCTTAGAGGTCTAGCTATAACGTCATAAGCATTACTGTGACTAAAGTCTATATATCTTAGATCACCATCTTCTGTTCTAATTGGAATTAATGTAGAGTTTTTAGACCACTCAGGTACAAATCTTCTTAATGCATCTAGTTCGTCTTGAGATATATCGTACAAAGCTTTTGCACCTTCTGTTAATGCAATTGGAGCTGCTGTTGTAAATGTAGCAAGACCTAATAATCTTTTTATTCCGTCACCATATGCTCCACTATCAAGAGCATTGTTTTTAACAACTTGTTCAGTTCCATCTTGTAATATTTCTGTAACTGTTAAACCTAAATTACTTCCCTTAACTCTTACACCTGCTGCTGGTATGTGTCTCATTTCATTTAAACCTAATTCAGCAATATTAGTTGTAGTTCTAATCATCTCTGATGGAAACGACATGAAGTTACCTATAGGTAATAATCTTGCAGTTCTAACTGCAGATCCAACAAAAGCATAATTAGGCACTGTATTTTTTACAACGTTAGCTGCTTCTCTATTAAGAACAGATTCAGTTACATCTATACCTCGTCTAGCATAACGACTTTTTAATTTAGCTTTTTCCATTACATAACTAGCTATTTTAAAAGTGTCATCCTCAGCTACATACTTACCTTGAAAAAATTGTCCTACCTTTTTTAACTTAGCCATCATAGGATTTAATACTGTATCTACGTTTGCAGCTTGTTGACCAAATCTAATATCTTGTAGTAAAGCTTTTAAATCTCCTATTTGAACTTGTGAGTTTACAACACCAAGTTCTACTAACTCTCTATAAGCTGCTTGCGCTGCTTCACTTGGAGGACCAGCTTTTAAAAGACCGGTAGTTTCTATACCTTCTGCAAATGCTCTAGAAAATTCCACTGGGTTAAATAAATTACCATTAGCTCCAGCAAAACCAAAGGCACTAATTACGTTTCTTATGTGTGTAGGTATAGAGAATACTGTCTTTGCTAATTGTGAAACTCCTTTTGGAAACAATAATAAATTTCTATACATCCAACTAGCAGCAGCTTCTGCACCTTCTTTACCTTCACCTCTTACAAAACCTTGAAGACCACCTGCTATGTTGTTTGCATTTTTTATAGCTTCAGCTATCTCAGGTGTAGTAATTTTACCTGCTAAAGGATTAGGTATATTAGCTGCTTCAGGTATTTTACTTATAACATCATCCATTTTAACAGATGTTATTCCTGTGTTTTTTTGATTTACACCTAGTCTAAAAGCATTTTCATCATTCCAAAAAAATCCTCTACCACCAGCTGCTTGTACTTCATCGTTCTTCAGCGCTACTCTTTTTAAATATTCAGATGTTCTAGCTACAGAAGATAAATTAGTTATACCATTGAATATGGAGTATCTTGGATCCTGAACCTCTCCAAATAATTCTCTAAGTTCTTTTGGTGGTAACTTAGTTTCTTTTATTTCTGCTCTTATAAAATCAGCGCCTGGTTTTCCCTCCATCGTTTTATTAATATATTCATTAAATTTTAAACCTTTAGGCTTACCTCTAAGAGCAGCCTCTCTAAGAATATCGTCTACTATAATGCTAGCTTCTTTTTGATAAGCATTACTTGCTATGTCAAAAGCTGCATCACCATTTTCTTTTGCAATTTCTCTTCTAAAAAAATTGGTAGCATTATTAATTACTTCATCAGTTGGTTCGTATCTTTTAAAAAATTTAAATATACCTTTACCTTGATCTTCAAATATTCTGTAAGTACCACCTATCCAACCATTAACTCTACCTTTTAATAAAGATTGAAGTTCTTTTACACCTTTGTTTAGTTTAGCACCGGAAGTATTATTATCTAAAATATTAATTAAATTAGTAAACTCATCTCTAGCATTATTAACTCCATTAACGATTAGTTGTCTAGACTCTTCACTTACATTACTTTTTCTCATAAGGTCTAAAAGACTATCTAGTTTTTTAGGATCAACTCTATCTCTGATATTACCTTCAAATAAAACATCATTAAGACCTTTTAAAAATTTTTCTTTTTCTACTTGTACTGATTTGTTAAACATTACTTCTGATTGAGGGTATATATTATCTACTTCTCTTGTAATGTTATCTACAATTTCTTTAGCTCTTAATGTATCTCTAGATTTTAATGCTTCTTTAAATGTTTCTTCTCCAAACAATTCTTTTGTCATACCACCTTGAGGAGTAAAAGGTGCTCTTACATATTTATCTAACCATCTCGCAAATCTAGAATTACTATAAGCAAGATCTTTACCTCTGTTAGCTAATAACTTAGCTGACTTACCTGCACCGTACACAAATGGAGTAACCAATAAAGATTCAGAACCAAACTTTAATCTGTTTAATAATTTTCTTGTAGCATCTTCTCTACCAAAACTTTCTTCTCTATCTAATTTAGTAGGTCCTCCACCAAACATATCTCCAAATGTTCCAATGTTTTCTACATCAGCTACTAGTGTTTCACCCGCTGCACCACCAGCAATTGCTGCGGCATATCTAAACTTTTTAGATTTTTTATTTAAATCTCTAGCTTTGTTTATTGCTGACAAAACAGGAGCTCCTCTTAAATTAGCATAAGCGTTAGCTTTCTTTGCTCTAATTGCTTTTGCTGTAAGATTTCTAGCTACCTTGTTTGCTGCTTTGAATCCAATAGCACCTGGTATACCAACCTGTACTAATGTTTCTGTAAGTTTACCTATGGCTCTTTCTTCTGCTATCTCTTCAAATGGATTTAGTTTATCAAAAAATTCTTCTACACTTGCCGCTGTGTTTGTATCAGCTCCAAGATCAATTAATTCTGCTGCAAGAGAGACTACACCTTCAGGTATCTTTAATAGACCTGATGCAATACCAGAGGCGGCAGCTGTGTACCACGCTGTATCATTGTTTTGTTCGGCGTTATTGAGAGGTAAAAACTCTGCCATTTAGACTCCTAGATTCCGTAACCAAAATCTTCAGGCTTGTTTTCTCTTATATCTTCTAAAATTCTTCTTTGATCATCACTTAAATAATCAAATCTTTCATCTATCTTAGCATCTTTTTCTGCCTTTGTACTACCTTTTGGTGCTTCTGGTTTTGTATAGGTGTCAATATCAATTATTTGGAAACCATAAGTGCCATCAGTTTTTTTATTGTATATTTTAGCTTCACCAGTATTTACATCGTAGTAAACTTTACCAAGTTTTTTATTATTTTTGTTTTTAATCAATGTAGATTCTTGAGGATCATTAGGGCCATTTAAGAAACCTTCAAAGTTAGATCCAAATTTTTCTATAAACTTAGTTTTTAATTTATTGTTTTCAAACTTAGCTCTATTGTTAGCTTGTAAAGTATCACCTTCATAAACTTCTATAAAATCTTTTTCTGTATATCGTTTTTCTAATTCTCGTTCATCTGCAAGAATTTCTTTTTGGAAATCTTCTGCTCTTATAATTTTATCTAATTCAAAAGCTCTGCCTTCTTTAATTAATTTTTCTTCATATTTTCTTTGCTCTTCTTTTTCCATTTTGGCATATGCTCTAGCGTCCTCTAATATTTTAGCATCATAAGTTCGTTGATCTTCTTTTTCTAATTTATTATAAGCTCTTTGATCTTGTATTAAATCTAAGTTAAATTTTCTTTCATCTTGAATTAATTCTTTGTTATAAATCCTGTCATCAGCTTTTACCCCTGCAAGATAATCTCTTTCGTCTTCTCTTAAAAAATCTTGATAAGATCTATCATCAGCTTTTAATGCTAGATCAAATGCTCTGTCGTCAAATTTTTGTTGATCAGCTAATGCAAGTTTAGTTCCAGCCATTCTTACATCTCTGTCAAACTTAGCTTTTGCGTCAGCACCTTTTATTAATTGCTGAGTAGCTGGTTTTAATTTTTCAATAGCATCAGCAAAACTTGTAGCTCCTGCAACGCTTGGTCCAGCAGTTAATAAGAAACTTGTTAGAGGATCGTATCCACCATAATCACCAGCACCGGCTCTAATTTCTTCTATAAATTGTTCTTGAGTTTTGGGAGTACCTATATCTAAATTTTCTAATCCTGTATATCCATCTTGAGCTTCTGTTCTATCTACAATACCAGTCATAATGCCAACTCCGACATTACCACCTTTTCTAAACATAGGTCTTTTAAAAGTTCTCATATTAACTATTCAATACGCCTGGTTGATTAAATGCTCTGTATATACCAGCTAATGTTCCACCAGCTCCTATTGCTGTCATTAAAGGACTAGGACTAGGTGAAGTAACTTGAGTTTGTTGACCTGGATATCCAGCGATTAAACCTGTAACACCTTGACCATAAGTCTGAGCCGCAGTTAATGGTTGCTGTAATTGTTGTTGAGCTAACTGTTGTTGTGCTTGTAATTGTGATTGTTGTAATGCTTGGTTCTGTGCACCAAGAGTTGTTAATGCTCCAACATCTTGACCTAAGAAAGCTTGTTGCTGACCAGCTAAATTTAATTGATTACTTAAAGCTCGTTGTGCAGCTTGTTGAGCTTGACCAAATCCTTGTTGTAATAATTGTGCTTGTAATGCTGCTCGATTCCTGTCGCTTGTTGTTTGATACTCTGATCTCATAACACCTTCACGTCCTCCACCAAGAACACCTTTACTTACAGCTTGAGCTGCAATACTTGGAATTCCTTTTTGTGCTTGTACATCAAATTCTCTTAACGTCTCACTAATAACATCTTGTTGGTAAGGAGACATAAATTGTTGATATGAAGTAGGACTAGCTAAAGCAGACGCAGATTGCAAGAAAGGTTTATATGCACCAATACCTTGAGTAGCTAATTGTTGAGCTTGTGCTTGTAATGGATCCTGACCAGCTACAAATTGTGGACCAAATGCTTTTGATAGATCAGCTGTTTTATATCCCCCTGTAGCATCTGCAAGATTTGCTAAATAAGTTTTACCTGCTGCTTCTACAAATTCTGGTGGTAATACTCTTGTTGTTGTTACTTCAGCCATTATACTACTCTCTTTTCTGCTTGTTTCATTTGATCATACAACCTTTGAGCACCTTTTTCAATGTTGCCGTCACCTATTCCTCTAACAGCATCTGCTGTCATTACAAATTCGTTTTTACTTAACATAGCAGGTACATCGTCTGCTTTTTCTTTTATACCAACTGGTACAAATCCACCAGTCTCTCTATAGTCTCGTTCTATAGTACCAGCTTTATTCATTCTCATTTGACCCATAGGCATTCCTGGAATACCACCTAAAGCTACTTCATATCTTTTAGGAGGATTACCGGTATTAAATGTTCCTTTAGGTCCTAGAGGTTTATCAAATTCTACTCCATCTCTCTTATATATTTCTTTTCTTTTTTTAAAAGGCATTTGCATTATAAGTTTATCCATCTCTTCTTTTGATAAGGATCTTAATCCTTTTTTAGGTGTTCCAGATTCTAAACCAACTCTACCACCTATAGCACTGTTGATTCTTACAAACTCTTCTATCTCTGCACCTGATGCATCTGGATTTGTTTTGCTATAATAATCTTTTAAATACATTTTTAATTTTTCTGGATCGTTTTCAATCTCTGCTATTTCTTCTTGGTCCATGCCGCTAGAAGCAAGTGCGCTTAAAGCTGCACCAACGCCTACTTGACCTGCAGTGCTTCCCATAAATTTTTTAGCTAGATTAAAAATACCACCACTTCTTGCTACAGAATCCCCTGCTGTTTTAAATCCTAAAGGTGAACCCATTAATAAATTTTTAGCCCCCGTAAATCCAGGTATATTTTTAAAAGCAAAACCTCCAGGGCCAAAACCTCCTCCTAATGCATAACCACCAAGACCTAGTAAAGCAGCTTTACCAACAGGTGACTTAACAACTTTTTTAATCGTCTTACCTATTTTTTTAACTAAACTTCCTAGTCCGTATAATTGTCTGGGTTCTTGCATTCTTGATATTGCCATAATTTAAATACACTTATATTGTTGAGCAGGCATAGATATCCTGAAAATACTACACTTTATTTGATTTTTGTATCTTCGTCAAGTGGTTTGGCATGCTTTGCAGGACGTGTACCTTGATATAAATCATCAAAGAAACGACCACGATATAAGAACTCTCCAACGTGCGTAATAGTATCCATTACATATATATGAACTTTACCACCCATATCTGTCCATTTTTGACAGAAACCAAAGTCTTCTCCAAAGTATCTTTTAGTTTTAAGATCGTGCCATGTGTCAAACAAATTATAAAAATTATCTTTTTTTTCTTCTTTACCATTAATATAGGTAGGTTGATATATCTCTAATTCAGGATGATTTTTAATCATGTCTTCAATAACATGTCTTTTAATTAACATACATCCAGTAGGCGCATGAGTTACTTCTATAATACCTTTATCAGCTATAATGTTATATTGATCTTCTACTTTAATTGGATAAGTAAAACCTGCTCTTGACATGTCTTCTGCAGAATTAATAGCGTCTTCTTTATTATTGACTCTTCTCCATACTTTATTCCAATCCATCATCTTCATTGGATAAGGGCATGCAATAACATCTTTGTCAGCCTTTAACATTTTTTCAATAGTAGAAAAACTAAAGTCAATATCAGAGTCTATGAATAATAAATGCGTATACTTATCTTTATGATTTATAAACTCTGCTACACTTAAATTTCTACCTTGTGTAACTAATGACGATTTAAGTAATGTAAAACTACATAATATATTTCTTTGTAAACATTCTTGTTGAAATTTTAAGACAGCTTGACAATAATGCATAGATACATCACTATGACAAGGAGTACAGACCATTATTTTATAAGGAGATCTACCTCCTTCACCACCTACATTTATTTCAATCACATTACTATCACCTTCAACTTTATTAGTTTTTACAGTTTGATAAGTATCATTACTAGCTTCTGTTTTTTTATCTTCTTCAAACCAGATAGGTGTATTACTTAGTCTTGGCACTAATTGCTCCTGCTAGAAATCTTGTCCATGACGTGCCTATTTTATTCCAATTGTAATAAGCATTAACGTAATCAGATTGAGTTTCTAAATGTTTATGTATAGTTTCTTCATGTAGTATATTTGCTGAAGCTTCTATTGCAGAAGCAAATTTCATTGATAACCTTCTTAAATTATTATCAAAAGGTATGTACATTGGAAACTCAGCACCTGTTTCAAACAAAGCACCAAGATTAGTTGTAACACAGTATAATCCACCAGCCATACATTCTAATAAAGATATACAAGATGTTTCTTCAAAAATACTTGGATATGCATACATATTATATTTATGTACATTACTTTTTATAAAACTATTTGGTTTATAACCTATGTAGTTTACATTAGGTAGTTGCCTTGCTTGTTCATATAGTTCTGTATATTCATGATCATTTTGATCAAAGAATTGTTTTCCATATACCTCAGTTGATGAATACACATCTAAAGTAATCAATGGATTCTTAACTAATTGCATTGCACCTAATAAAACAGATAATCCTCTCCAAGGTGTGTTTTGATGAATTATTCTAATAGGATCACCTTGTTTATAAGGTTTTGCTTTTTGTATTTTATCTACACCGTTTTTAATTACCAAACATTTTTCTGCAGGTAAACCAAACATCATTCTAAATTTTTCAAAAGTCCAATGAGAATTAAATACATACCAATCATACTTATGATGATTAGATTTTTCTTGAAACCAAGGAGCTAAGTTAGGCTGATCATATGAATTTTTTTGCCAAAGTATATTTACTTTGTTTGGATGTAACGGAATTTTTTCTGGCACAGAAGTTGTAATCTGTACTTGATCTAATAATTTTTTATCAACATATTCTTCTAAATAGTTGAGTTGTAATTCTGTTCCGCCCTTAGGGTTTTGGTTTCTTATTATCATTGTTCATTACTTTCTGGAATACATCTAAACCCTTTGGTGATACCTGTACTGTTACATCAGTAACAATATCTGGTCCTTCTATTTTTTCTTTAGAAGTTTCACCTGTCTTTGTATTTCTATAAATTGTTATAGTTGTACAATCGATCTTATGTATATTATCCGTTTTCATTCTCTCTGTTTATAAGCGCATAACTAACTACTACTTCAAGTTTGTCAGCTGTTTCCGCTTGAACTTTTATAGCATCTCCTGCTTCTAAATTCAACCCCTGTTCCGCAGCATTAACTGTACTTGAAGCAGGTATATCCTTTCTAAAAAATTCTACATTTGTACTAGCAGATGAATCTTTTACATCGCAATTAACTAATACAGCTCCTGTGCTATTGTTAGACACATATACAGATTTTATAATAGCCACAGCTGATGTTGCTATAGTCAAAACAGTTGTCATAGCTGTGCCGTCTAATATCTTAGATGCGTTTTTATATTGTATGCTCATGATAAAAAGTAATTAAAAGCGTCTTGTTCGTTTTTTAAATCTTGTTGAAAAGAAAAGTTAAGCTGTTGTTTCATTGTATTTAAAGATTCCATAATCTGTCTTTGATTATCTACATCGTATTCTTCTTTTGGTTCAGGTATGTAATTAGTTATTTTGGCCATTAATATCTGCCTCTAAAACTATCTCTAGTTGAATCTGATTTAGTGTATCCTCCACCACCTACACCTTTTGATTTTGCTGCAGATGCTGTTGTAACTGAACCTCTATCTCGATCATCTATTTTAGATGTAGAGTCTCCTCTCATATCAACTTGTTTTTGAATAGCTCTAGCTTCTCTCATTGTTTTCGCTGATGCTCTATCTCTTGCGTCTCTACCACCATAACTTTTAGCATCAAAATAATCAGCTAAAGTTTTAGATTTAGCAAAATCTGTGTTACGTAGTCTTTGATTTAAACTTTTAATTCCGTCCAATGCACTTCTACCTTGATCTAAAAAGAAAGTAGAACCAGGTATTGCAAAACCTAATATAGTTTTAAACAAATCTGCTATACCACCAGATTTTTTTTGACCTGGTAAAAATTCTTGTTCTTCATCTTCTTCATTAGCTATACCTAAAGAACCTACTCCTTTAAATCTATTTAAATCTAATCCTTGTAGTCTGTTCGCAGCAGCGAAAGGAAAAACGTCATCAGCAGTTCCAGGTGTACCAATTAAATTTGCAATAGGGTCATCAGCAGTTCCAGGAGGCTGAAAAGGAAATACATCATCAGCAGTTCCAGGTGTACCAATTAAATACCCTGCATTAGATGTTTCAGGTACTCCTAAAAGATATCCCATATCTTGAGTTGCAGGTAGTCCAAGTAAATTTGCGGATGCATCATCTGGTGTGCCAGAAGAGGTAAATGGATTAGGTGGTAAGATACCTGAGCCTTCATTACCAAAAGTAATTCTATCTTCTGTATCTATTAAATTTCCGTTTGCGTCAAAAACTATTGCCATTATCTTCTTCCGTCTGGTTGTGCGTCTAGTCTAAGTGTGCCATATCTCCATGACTCACCTACTGCTGTGTTGGCTATTTGTACAGAAACTAATCTGCCTCTAGCTCTTGTATCTACCTTATCAGTGGAAGATGTTATTGTAAAGGGTCCAAGAGGTGAGCTAACTGCTACATCATCTGGATAACTACTTACAAATAAAGTAACTTGAGCATTACCTGTTTGATATTTAAAATCAGGTATAAATCGTTTGACTGACATAAAAAATTCTCCATCACCTCTGTAATCAGCAATTCCTGTTGCCTGACCCAAGGCGCTTCGTCTAGAGGTAATGTCCCAATCTCCAGATCTAATAAAAGCGTCTATAGAAGTTGTGCCTGAGCTATTGACTTGATCAGTTCCTACTTCATGAGCATAGTAAATACTAGCTCCATATAAATTTGTAATACCTAATATATCTGGGAATACAGGTGTTCCGGTTTTACTATATTCTGTTGCATAAGGCTCATTAAATACTCCTTGGTCTTGATATGTAGTTCTAGCTAATGATGAAGTTGTCCAAACATTTTCTGAATAATTATAAGTCACACATCTATCAACTTGATCAGATCCATTTTTTGGATAAAACCAATTTATTTCTGTGTATAAAGAATTAGGTGAAGAGTAGATAACATCTCTTGAATCTAAATTAATTCCTAAGTTATCTCCATCTGTACTAAATACAAAATCTTCTACAAGTGATGGTAATGATTTAACTGTACCATCATAAGCAAAAAAACCACCTTCGGCTGACATCCACCATACAGCGCCATTTGCATAAGACATGGCGTGTTGACCAATACATCCACAGTTAGTACCCACTTGTCTAACAGAAAAAGTAAAAGGCGGACCAACAAATTGGATTACGTATGCAGCCGTATCAGTTGATACAAAGATATAATCTTTACCTTGTATAGCTGCTCTAATCTCATTACCGGTATCTAACCTAAAAGTTCCCGCAGTGTTAGTTGCTGTTGGAGCATATGTGTTTAAATCCTCTTGATTAGAAAATCTTACAAACATAGGGTCTTGTGTAGTAGGATCACCAATAGTTGTTTCTGTTCCTAAATGAAATACATGTCTATCTCTATCTGATACGATAGATATTCTAGTAGCTGTTGGATTGTTTGTTGTTTGAAAATTACTTGTTGTTGTTGACGCTCTAATTGCTCTAGCTCCCGATGCTCCAGCATTCCATGTAAAAGTTTTACCATTAAATATTGTAGCAACCAATACTTCTCCAAAGTTATCAAGACTCCAGTTTCCTGGGTCAAGAATCACATCACTAGTTGCACTTTCAGTTCCCCATGTGCTAGATCCCCATAAATCCGTACCCCAACCATAACCTGCAGTTTGAAAAGTAGGACCTACTTCAACATAAGGATTAACAGTTGCTGCACCCGCTGCAGTCATACCAGATCCTCCTTCAGCACGAGATGCTTGCACTGTAAATTTATCTACGTCAGGTACAGTTAATATTTCATAAACTTTTTCTAATTCAGCTGCTGTAAAATCAGATGCACCTGTAACCGTTACACTAGATAAAGTTACGTATCTTCCTTTAGCTAAACCGTGAGATCCTTTATTTATAGTTACAGTATTTGAACTATTAACAGTTGTTATAGTGCATCCTGTAATAGCTGTATCTAAGGGTGTAATATCAAAAAAATCATTGCCATAATATAAAAATAAACCTTGTGATGTTCCTATAGCTGTATATTTTTCACCAGCGAAAGAAGTGAAAGCATGCTGTTTTCTAGCTGCACCTGGTAAAGTTAAAGACCCAGCTGTTAATTGACTCCAACCTCCTATTTTTTCAGGTAGTCCATATCTGAATCTAACAAAATCACCGTCTGTCCATTGCCCCTCGGCACCAGATTCTGTGTCTTGTTTATTGAAACCAGGCTTGAAATTTAATTTTTGTAGCATATAGTAGCTTATATATTAGTTTTATAGAGAATGAAAGTATCATAATTATGGACCATTTAGAAGCAATTGTTGAAATTAAAAACATAATTAACCCTGAATTTATTAAAAAAATAATACCCTTAATAAAATTAAAATCTAAAACTAATCTCAAAGTTAATTCAGGAATAAATAAAGACATTAGAAATGTAAAAGGATATTCATTAAATCTTGAAACTCCTACTAATATATTTTATTGGAATTATATAAAACAAGAGATAGAAAGATTGTATAGTTACTATAAAATAAAGTTTCCTCTCATGATGAGTTATAAAATAAATCAAATAGATTTATTAAAATATTCACCAGGTGGTAAATACGAAATACATACCGATCATTACACAAACAGTCCTAGACATCTAAGTATTATTATGAATTTAAATAATGACTATGAGGGTGGTGATTTAATTTTTACAGATCAAAAAGAAAAAGAAGTGAAAAGATTAGAACTTAATAAAGGATCTATTGTGTTTTTTCCAAGTAATTTTCTATATCCACATAGTATTAAACCTATTACGAAAGGAACAAGGTATAGTATAGTTGCATGGCTGCAGTAGATTATAAAGTAATAAAAAATTTTTTTAGTAAGGATGAATTAAAAGTTTATCAAAAATATTGTTATAATGAGATAGATAAAAATCAAAACTGTAAGATTGATAATCAATCATTTTCTCCTGCTTGGTATAATGATCCTTTAATGAATGCCTTATTAAATACAAAATTATCTATTGTTGAAAAAGAATCTAATTTAAAATTATTTCCTACATATGCTTATTGGAGATATTATGTATTTGGTGGAACATTAAAAAAACATTTAGACAGACCAGCGTGTGAAATAAGTATAACTAGTTGTATAAAAAAATATGATAACTGGCCTTTAATTATAGAAGATAAATCTTTTGAATTAGAAGAAGGTGATGCACTTTTATATGCAGGATGTGATCAAATACATGGAAGACCTGGAGTATATAAAGGAGAAGGTATGGCTCAAGTATTTTTACATTATGTAAATCAAAACGGACCTAATAAACAACATGCATATGATGCTATTGATAATTCAAGATAATGATAACTCTAATAGATAAAAACAATAAATTAAACGAAACTAGAAATAGTTTAAACATTACTTATCCTAGACATGTAAATATAATATTTGGCCATTATTCTTATCCTGAAAAAATTCACAGCTTTATTTTAGATATAAAAAACAATTTAAATTCAGAAATGGATAATTACACTAATGTAAAGGGAGGGATGACTGATTGGAATTATTTTTTAGATAAACCTCAGTTTAATGAATTTATAACTTATGTAATAAATAAACATCAAATAACTCATTCTAATTTATTTCAATATTTTTTAGAAAAAAACATTGTTATTAATGCTTGGGGTAATGAAATAAAATCTGGAGATAGTTTAAATTATCATAGTCATCCTTGTTTTCATGGTATATTATATTTAACAAAAGGATGTGATTTAATATTACCTGAACTCAATTTAAAAATAACTCCGGAACCAGGAGATTATTATATCTTTCCCCCTGAAATAGTACATGGTTTTGATACGTATGAGGGAGAAAAAAATAGATATAGTTTAGTATTTAACATAATACAAAATGATAATACATTTGGATTTCGCAAAAAAATAAAAAAACTATAATAGGAGGTATAAATTAAGATGAAAGAAAGAACTGTAGATATCACTAACTTTATTGGTGTGTATGATAACTATATTACTAAAGAAGAATGTAATAAGGCTATTAAATTATATGAAGATCAAAATAAATTTAACAATACAATTAATAGAATAGGTACAGAAGATTCTTCAATTTTACAAAAACAAGATAAACAATTTTTTGCAACTGAAGAAACTTTAGATTTTTGGTGGACACCATTAAAATCATTAATTTTTAATTTTGATGTAGCTTTTAAACACTATGAAAAAAATATAGGAGCTAAAGATACTTATAGTGTAGATAATTTTCACTATACACAGTTAAAAATTCAAAAAACTTTGCCTACTGAAGGATATCATGTTTGGCATATTGAACATGGAAAAGGTTGGGAACAAGAACCAAGAGCTTTTGTATATACCGTGTATTTAAATGATGTTGAAGAAGGTGGCGAAACAGAATTTTTACATTTTTCTAAAAGAGTAAAACCTAAAACAGGTAGAATTGTTATTTGGCCTGCAGGATTTCCTTATGTTCATAGAGGTAATCCACCTTTATCAGGGGAAAAATATATTTTAACTTCTTGGATGTTGTTAAGATGAGTAAGATGTAGGTTTTTCACCTAATCTAGCAATTTTATCAGCTTCACTTTCACCATCAACGTTATCACCATCCCAATCAGATTGTAATTGTGTTAAGTGAGCTGTATCCCATTTAGTAATAAAATCTTGAAAATCACCTAAGTTAGCATCTTCCCAGCTAGAGTGAGAAGTATCATCTTTGTATTCTACAGTATCACTTGGATTAGATGTTCCATATTGAATAGCCCAGATGTTTGAAAACTTACCTTGTGCCCAAAAAGAATCATCTGAGATAACATATCCAACACCTTCAGAAGCACCTTCAGCATGATTTTTAATTACTTTTTTGTCTTCAAATATTACTGTCCATTGTGCGTTTGTTGCCATAATTTCTCCTACGTCTTGATAATATAAATTACTGTTAAATAAGGTTGAATAACTGAAGTTGCATCTCCAGAAAAGTTTGCACTCATATTATGAGAGTGACCACCACCTGAACCAGCACTACCTGTATTACCAGGTCCTCCTCCAGCTAATTGAGGTGGATTTGATGCAGGGTTATTTTGTAGACTACCAGGATTTCCTCTACCTTGAGGGTGAGAGTGAGATGCAAGTTGTGATGTTGATAAAGTTGCATTGGCTGTTGAACCTCCAACGTTCCCTGCTGAAGCTACTGTGTTTGCTCCACCAGTTGATGCTAAAGCTTTGTTATTTGATTTTCCGATTGCAACGTTGTCAGATAAATTAGGTACGTTAAAAGTAGATGCACCATCTCCAGTTCCATAAGTTGTAGATATGATTGCAAATAATGCAGAGTAAGTTGATCTTGAAACTGCTTGACCATTACATTCTAAGAAACCTGTTGGCACTGATGAAGAAGACCACGGCACAATAGTCGCTGTAGGAATTCCTTCGATACCAGTAAGGTTTGCTCCTGAAAAATCGTATTTTGTTGCTTCGTAATTTGACATATTCTATTTCTCCTTGTACGTCCACCCTGTTGTAGCGTCTCCTGAAAATACTAAACAAAAACCAGCACCTTGAGTATTAACTACAAGATCTGAGGCTGCGTTAGCTATATTAGAAGAGTTTCTACCAACAGTCAATGCGTTAGTATTGAAATCATATCCTTGGTCGATAAAGGCAACTTCATCACCAGCAGATGGCGACGCTGGTAGCGTTACTGTAACTGCTCCACCATTTGTATTTACTAAAAGTTGAGCGCCAGCTTGAACTGTTTCAGCTGCAGAGATTGCTCTCCATTTTTTAAGTTCACCTGCTTTTACAATATTAGTTCCATCTGAATATAAAGTGTAACTGTGACCTTCACATAAAAGAACACCTGTGCCTGATGCAGTTTTAAAAGTTAAAGTGTTTCCAGCATGATTACAGCCATCTTCAACGATGTATGTTTTTTCAACTGAATTTGGAACACTAACTGTTAAATTAGAAGCTAGTGTACCTGTTAATTTTATAACTTCATTTTTACCATCTGATAAAGCACCATTAGTAAAAGTTAAAGATCTAGCAGCATTAGTAATATTAAAAGTAGTAAAACCACCAATAGCTTGTTCTAGAATTAAAAGGTTAGTATTTGTAATTTGTCCCCAAGTTCCTGAATTTTCTCCAGTTGCTTGTACTGTAAGTTTTAAATTTGCTGATGTTGAATTCGCCATATTAAATTCCTTATATCGTTTATTTTATTAAAATAAAGAGAAAGTGTCAAACTCTTTATGCAACGACTTCCCTCCATCCAGGAGGATCTATTGGAGCAGAACCGGTATTTATTTCGTTCCAGATAAGAGCATTACCACTTCCTTCTGTTGTAGTCAACCCAAAACCATTGAAAGTTGCGGTAACATCTGTAAAACCAGATACTGAAGCAACCCTTGCTAATAGAGGATTTCCAGTCACATTTACTTGTTGATTTAAGTCTATTGTTTCATTACCTAAAGCAGCGCTTAATCCAAAACCAGTTACAGTTGGTGCAACATCTCCTTGGAATCCTAAAGTACCTAAGGCACCTATCATGAAGTTTCCAGTTACTGCTGCATCAGGTGCAGGGTCAACAACACCTAAAGTTAATTGCGCTACATTTAAAGTATTAGCAACAATAGTTGCATCACCAGTAATTTCTGTTGGAGTGCCTAAAGCTGCAGTCATTGCAATTCCAGAAACATCTGCTTGCACAGAACTTCCAGCATCACCCCAGTCATTTATTGACCAACCAAGTCTACCCCAACCTTCTAAGTTAAATGCTTCAACAGTTCCAAGTCCTACACTAGCTGCAACACCTGTAGGCATCGCATCAGGACTAGCGTCGACTGTTCCTAAATTAGTTGTAAGTGGTAATCCTGTTGCATCAACTTGAGCTAAACCAAAAGCTGTTACGGTTCCAAGACCGGTCGTTAATAATTGATTGTTATTTGTAGATGGACCTGTGTTTGCATCGGCTGTTGTAGTAACACTTCCAAGATTTGCGGTGACAGCATCACCAGGAGCTATAAGAGTACCTGCAATACCCCAAGCTTGTTTTCCCCATTCAACACGACCCCAACCTACATTAACTTCAGTTGAGCTTGATTCGTTTCCTAAAGATGCAGTGAGGGCTTGACCCGTGACTGTAAAAGTTGGGTCTGCTAAATCATTCCATTGGTTTTGACCCCAAGTGCCGACGCCCCAAGTTCCTGATCCACTCATAGGAGTTTACCTCCTACGATTAACCAGAGATCCTTAGAATCGCTGCTGTTGATGTTGGTGCTGGAAACTGAACTGTAAACGTACCTGAAGTAGCTGTTTTATCTGCTCCGAAATCTAAAACACAAACTGCAGAGTTAGTAGTTGCAGATGATGTGTTGTAAATTAAAGCTCCTCTTGCCGTCAACGTAACGTTTTGAAATGACAAGTCAGCAAAGTCTGCTCTTGCAACACCAGCTGTTAAAGAAGTTGGATTGTTTACAAGTGCTCCGCCACCAGATGAGTAGTTTGATGAAGTAACTTCATTGCCTGTTGTGAATGAAGTTGTTGCTGAGTTAAGAGTAGCTGAAGAAGTATAAAGAGCTAACTTAAATTTATCACCACCAGTTTGCTTAAAACTAGCATCACCTTCGAGTAATAATTTTTTAAAGTTGTTTGCAATTGCTTGTGTTATAGCCATAATTTATTCTCCTATTTACCTATACGAGGAACACCACTTTGATATTCATCTCGTCTTCTTCTTCCCATTTGTTCAATAGAGAAGCCTTCTACCACTTGTTTATACTTTTGTTCGTATAATTGCAAGAGGTCTTGTGGCCCTTTTAAAAAACCATAAGCCTCGACAAGGCATGCATACAGAAGTCCATTGGGAAAGTTTGTACTTATATATGTTGTTGTATTTGTACTCGATAATCCGGGATCTTTCAAGATATAATTTAACTGAATTATATAAGTTTGATCAGGTGTAGGAGCTACAATAATTCTAGTTTCATCCCACCAGCTATAATATTTTGGTACTCCAGTAACAGCAGTTGGGTTAAATTCAGACATAAAACTTGTGTCTCTCCACTGTAAAAATTCTCTGTCTTGATTAGTATTTCCATCAGCTAACTCAGAGTCTACAATTTGAGCAGATCTAATAATTAAAGCATCTGTAGGAGCGTCAATAAATCTTGTAGAAGCTATTAAATTTGCGGTTACATATTTTCTATTATTGTCAGAATCTACATCTCTAAATATTCTAAATTCAGCATCAAGAATAATACCATCTAAAATAGTGTCAGATAATACTGTTGATCCGACTTCTGTATAATTTCTAATTTTTGTTTTTAGTTCGTCGTATGTCATCCTTGTTTAGTATCCAGTGGTCCAGCTAAGACTTGAATACCTCCTCCTGTTTCTGTACTCGAAGCATTTGAAACCAAGTTAAACGTATAACTATTTTCTAAAGTTATTGTAGAAGGTTGGCCTGCTTGTTGTTGAGTTGTTTGTATCATAGTTATTGAATAACCGCCAACAATAATTGCACCTGAATTATGAGCGCTGGCAGTTGTGTTTTTAGGTAAGACTCCCCTAAATTGTGAGTTAGTTCCCCTCACACATCCTGTTAAATCATTACTTGATTTACCAGTATATTGAATAACTTCATTATTAAAATAAGAATCTCCATCATCGGATACATCTACTTTTTCAATCATAAAAAATCCTGCTGTAGGAAAAGCTGAAGCATCAGTTAAAGAAATAGTTGTGTCAGTTGCAGTTATGTTTGAAGCTAAAGTTGTAGTTAATTCTAATGTAGATTTTGCTACACCACCAACAGTTTGAGATTTAACTGCTTGAAATCTTACAATGTCATTATTTACCCTTGCACTGTTTGGTTCTGATACAGTTACTAAAGTTGAACTTGAAGCTGTTGTAAATGGATTCTCAGGTAAAAAATCTGTAGTTCCAAATTCTGTTCTTGCAGGTCTTGCTTTTTCTAAACCTTGTGGATCAGCAACAAAAGGTGTTGGCTCTAATTGAGGTTGTTTACGTTCAAACTCTGAGTAATGCACAAACGCACCATTCCATTCTGTAACCATTTCTCTCCACGGAAAAGCTAATCCGCTTCGGTCAGAGATTGCTAAAGCGTGTTTCCCTTTTGCAAACTTTGCCATTAGATCTCCGGATAATAAGTTTTAGGTGATATGTAAACACTAGCAGATGAACCGTCTTCAGCTAATGCTCTTTGTAATTCATCTTCGTAAAGTAATTTCATTTCTTGTGTTCGTTGAGGAGCTTTCTTTTGTGATACATAGTAAGCTAAACCTGCACACATACAAGGTACAAATCTATTAACTACATCTGCTTCATTAGTATATTTACCTGCATCTTGTAATCTTTGTAAGTAATAGAAAAACATAAAATCACCAACTTGATCTGAACCTGGAGTTAAATACAAAGTAACTGTTACTTTATCTATAAATCTTTGTACCCAATAATTAGAAGGTTGACCTGTAGCTGTTTTATTTGAAAAAGCTGAATACTGTGATCTATTTACTTTAGCTAAAGGTGAATCTACATTTGTAGATCTTCTATAACTAGACTCTAAAATATCTGAAGCCATATTTACAAAGTTATTTACAGAATCATTTTGTGCATGAGCAGCAGCTGTTGTATCATCGATTCCTCTATCAGCTGTTGATGCAACAATTAAATTATTTCCTGAGATAGAACTGTATTGAATTATTTCGTTATTGATTTTTATTTTACCTGAAGCAGGCATCTGGGCCACAGAAGCAACGGGAATAGTTAAAGTAGTTGCAATGATAGCAGATGTTAAAGTAGTTGTGATTCCATCTGATGTACCATCGCTTGGTGATCTAAAAATTACATATTCGTTTTGACCATTTACTAAACTAAATGCATGTTCTCTAACTTGCCAAAAATGAATACCCCTGTTGTCCCATTCTTGAAGCATTATGTTTAATGATCTTCTAGCTGAACGCAGGTCATTACCTGAGTAATCAAAAAAACCTAATCTTTCAAAGGCTTCAGTTATAATATCGTCGATCGAGAATGTTTTCTCGAATGTAGTTGTGCCTGAAAAAGCCAAGTTGCCTCCTACGAGTTACTTCCGCCGCTATGAAAAACAGTTATGGCTGTAATCTGTTCAGTGGTAAATGCAGCGTAAACATCAGTTTTAAATAAAATTGGTGTAGGGAAATTAATTGTCATGTCATGAACATGAGCAGCCTTATTTAATTTTACTTTTGATGTTCCAGTTGCTCCACCATCTTTAAACTCTAAAACTCCAGCTACGTTAGGGCCAGATACATGAACTCCATATACTCTAGTTCTTCCAGTTTGAACAGTTTTAGTTTCAGTAGTTACGTTAGTTGCAACTCCGTCGATTGATGATCCAAATGTTGACATAATTTTTATCTCCTAAAATTTACATGTGGGGCCGAAGCCCCACACTAATTATTTATTACGTATCGCTAAATGGTGTTTGAATACTTCCTGATCCTAATAGTAAAGTATTGTGCACCAAGTATTGAGCAGTTTCTAACGCTGTAACTTGAAGTACAGATCCAACGATTCCACCTTGTGTTGTTCCATTCAAAGAACAAACATCATTAGATGCGCCAGGGAAGAAAGCTTTTTTACTTCCATCGTCCACCGCGATCATAGCTGCACCAGTGAACTTGTCAGTTCCGTCAGTTATGATTTGAACATCAGTTGCTAATGTATCTATATAAAAATAGAAACTTGCACCAATGTTGTTTGGGTTGTTGTAATCAGTTGCTCCTGCAGTTGCTCCATTAGCGCTAGCGTTAATTGAAGGTAATGCATAGATACCATCTGCGTCTTGTGAAATTAAAATTCTTCCAGCATGGTCGTTAACAGTTAAAGCTAAACCGCCAGCACCTAAGCCAGTAGAATTAATTGTTTTTGTTGCTCCAGGGCCTGTAGTTATAAAGCCATTTTTAGAAATGACCGGTCCTGAAAAGGTTGTATTTGCCATAATTATATCCTCCTAGTTTTCGTTCACATAGTCTCTAGGCCGTCGACTGTATGCGTCTATGTAAACTAATTAATTATACAGTGAGTTTTTTATATACTAGATTTTAGTAGAGTGCAAGAGAGCCTACGGTATTTATGCATTTCAGCAATGTAGCTTTTGATTAA